GTCTTTCTTGCCGCGGTCACCGCCTGCTTTGCGCTCCATCGGATGCCAACCGATTTGGCTTTCTCGGCGATGGATTCGGCTAGCTGCTGGATGCGATCCGGCGCGCTCGGCGGCGGTGGCTGCTCCACCACCACCGCCGATGCGCTGGGAAGCGATACCGTCGTTCGCTCCGCTGATTGGCTCACACGGGCATTCAGCGCCGCCAGCGCGCTATCTGCCTCCACCACGGTGGTGGCTTCGGCTAGTTCCTCATCGCCCTCGGTGGCACCGCTGAACCCAAAAGCGGCTTTCAGGCAATGCGCTTCGGCGCGCGTTCGCAGCATGTGCAGTGGCTGGGTGCGCCAGTTTGGGCTTGATCCCTTGAACTCCGAAAGCCAGCAGGTGAACTCAAACTCCCCGCCTTCCGTGGTGACTACTTTGAATGTGCAGGAATCGATACTTCCGCTTGCATCTTTGTGATAAGTACACACGCCGGAGCGGTAGCGCCCCGATTCACGGGCCAGCCTGCGCCACCCGTCGATGGACACATACAGGCACAGGCGGCCGCCGAACGCCAGCGGGTACACCTCGCGCCGGAGCGGATCAAGGCCGTAGGTCTTCATCATGGCCGCCAGCGCCATTCGATCCACCTGGCTTGCGTTGCGAGGCATCACCTGTTCGATCACGCGTTCGATGTGCGCGGCGTTTGAAACGGTTGCTAGTTCACTCATCGCGCAAGCCCTTCCTCAAGTTGGCGGCGCGCCCAATTCGCAAGCCCGATGCGTTCGATGCGATCGGGGTAGCCCGGCCATGTCTCGGTTTCGCGGCACACCTTGTAGTCCGCGATCAACCGCCGCATGTCCGCTTCGAAATAATCCATGTCGGAATCGTCCATCGCGTACACGGCCACGCCGTGGGGCGCGGTGTTCTCGACGCACAGGAACGCAAACCCGCTCACATTGAGCCCAGCGATGCGCGCCACGCGTCGGTAGAACGCGGCCTGCAACCCGTAGCCAAGGTTCCACAGGGCGGATTTGAAACCGGGATAGGACGCGTCGCGGCAAGTTTTCAAGTCGATCACCCAGCCGGTGGCGGGGTCATACCCATCCAGCCGCGCCTTCAACTGTGTGCCTGTGTGCGGGTCTTCCGCAAACACGGAAAGTTCACGCTGGGTAGCCATCTCCAGCATGGCGCTGCACGAGTTAGACGCATGAACCGCGGCAACCATGCCTGCCACCGCCTCGCCCTGGCTGGCATCCAAAATCAGTTTGTGCCCGTTCAGGACTTCGAACGCGCGGAACTCGGCCTTGCCTGCGGTGGTGCGCTTGTCGCACTTCGGCGCTACCGCCACCTCGGCTTCGTACATGTCCGGGGTCAGGATCGCGGTATGCACAGCGGTGCCCATGTTCATCGCGTCATTGCTCTCGCCATTCTCCATTTGGTAGCGAGCGTGCAGCGGTGACTTGGCAAGCATTGCCTTCATAAAGGTGGATGACAGGGCAGGCACCGCGTGGTATGCCTCTGCCGGAACATTGTGCATTACTCCGGGTGTAAACATTACGGTTCCCATTACTTGCCCTCCGTTGCAAAGCGGCTCTTGATTCGGCCCCACAGTTTCGATGGCCTGCCCCACTCCAAATCCTCAGCGTGAACTTCGCGGGTGTAATCGCCCTGCCCGGTGATGACCAGCGGAAAGCGCTCGGATGCTGGGCGCTTGCCCTCTAGGATCGATTCGCACACCCGCAAAATTTGATTAGCGCGATCCGGGAAACTCCACAGTTCGACGGATTCAAGTGCGCGACGAATATCCCCAGCGTGGGCGTTTGCTACCAGTTCAATAATGGTTGCTTCGCGGGTATCACCCAACGCCGCGAAATGCTGGATAGCAATTCCGATGTCTTCGTGCGCCTTGCCGCTAGTACTCAACCGTGCAACCTTTTCGTTTCGATTCATGCTGCAACCTCGGGCACCGCGACCCCCGCCCAACGATGCATCCGAAACGCAGCGCGTTCGTTCGTGGGCGGGGGCCGTAGTGCCTGAAATGGTGTATGCGCTGCGAGCCATCGGATGCGCAAACAATGTTGCACAACCGCGCGCGCTTGTCAAGCCCGCTATTCGCCGCTGTTTTTGCCAAAAATGCGCTTGGCTGTATCCACCACGCTACTGGCCACGCCGGTGATGGCCTCGGCCACGGTGCCCAGGCTTGCGCCTGTCCCCTCTACGGGCTGCCACTTGCCCAGCGGGCAGGTAGCCCCGGCGAGGGTCAGTTTTACGGACAGCGCCGCGCGGCGGTTGGAACCGCACCCGCACTTGGTACACCAGCCAATGCCACCGGGATCGGTAGCGCCCTCCACCACCTCGGCGCGGCCTTCGCACGCTCGGCAAATGGCCGCGCGCTCACCCTGCACTTGGACGCTTGCCGGGCCTTGGGTGGCGTGCCTGCGCTCCGCAGCTAGATAGGCCGCGGCGCGCGATGCGAAACCATAGTTCACAGTCTCACCGATGGCCATCGGCCGCTCGCCCTTGACCACGCGGTGCGGGCATTGCTTGCACACGCCTGCGCTGGGGCGGCCGCCGTAGTGGTTGGCGGCGCAGCAGCCGCCGCCAAGCACGCCGCAGTCGCTCCAATGGTCGCATTCGATCATGTGACTACAAGGGTTCCGAAGGTAAGCGTGTAGGTGCCTAGTGGCGATGAAGCGCCACACTTTGAACCATTTTCGGTTGCAGTACCTCCGCAATCCACAGTCCACGAAAAATAGTTTGGCGAACATAATCCGCCATTCACCAATTCACACGATCCGCTTGCAACCGATAGGTCTGCACAATCGCACGCGTCACAGGAACCAAGTGGGGCAATTGGGTATCCCGCTGCGTTGGCGTTCATGTACCAGCACAATGGCGAGTCACCGCATGTGATGCAAACCGCCGCATTGATGGTGTAGTTTTGGCACACTAACCCAACAGCACACACCCCAACTTCGCACGCGGAAAAAGTTCCGATACCGCAGGCAATGCCTGTGTAGCGCGTAGTTGATCCGTCGCAGGCTTTGGTTAGGGTGAAAGTCTTTGAAACCGTGATGTTGGTGCCGCCTGCGGAACAATCTTCGCCAATGCATTGATCAGAGCATGATTCATAGGTGCCCGTCCATGTCGCTGAAATGGTGGATGGCAATCCGGCACACGCTGGACATGCACCGCAGCAGCAACCCGCCATCATCATGCTCACGGGTTAGCCCTTGGTGCCGCGAATCCATCCCGCGATGGTGCCCAGCGGAACGATGTGCCCCGCGATGTAGCCGATGGCAAGGCAGGCGAAGGCGGCCCAGGTCGAACCGATCAGGGATTCAGCGGATGCGATGTAGTACATGGCTTGGGTTCCTCGGTGCGCTTCCAAGCGGCTTCCCACACGGGATCGCTTGCGCGCTTTGCTGCAATGTATTCCCGGATCGTGGCCGGATTGCTGTTTTCCATCACATCACGGGCCAATGCCGCATCTCGCAGGCTTGGCCGCGGAATCCAACCCAGCGCCACGCGTATGGCTGCGCCTATCCCCGTCTGCCACAGGATGGCCGCCACGGCCACGAGGGCGGCCGCTGCTGCGATGTAACCAAGTAGCACCGCCCACCATGGGGTCTGATCCTCCACGCCCGGTAGCGCCTTGTGGATGGCTCCGGCGGCCGCTTCGATGTGCTGGGCTTCAACCACGATGGCAGCCGCATCGGCCACCACCTCGGTTTGGGTAGACACGCTCCCAATGTGCGTGGCAAGCCTGGCGATGGTTCCGGCGCGTTCACCGGCCTCGCTGGCCGAAACTGCAATGGCCCGGCTGGGGCTGCACGCGGCGCAGGCGATCAGCAGCAGGAAGACCAAACAGCGGATCACCGGCGGCCCTCTAGCCGGTCAAGGCGCACCGCAATACTGGTCAGGTTTTCGCCGTGCTTTGAATCGTTCGCCGCGCCTAGCACTTGGCTCTTGACCAAATCGCCCACGATTGCGCGCAGCTCCGTTAGATCGCGGTCTTGGCGCTCCAAGATCGCATCTTTTCGGCCCATCGTTTGGAAGATGCCGCCCACGCCAACCACCAGTACCACGAGTTGCACCACGCTGATCACGGTGCCCAAGGTTGTGGGCTGCTGGTGGCGGGGGCCAATGGGGGGAACCGGGCTCACGCGCAGGTTCCATCCACCGCGTTCGGCACGCTGAAGAAAAACAGGTTTTCGCCAGTTGCGCGCGCGGTGGCGTACATCATCACCACCGTATTGTTGGCGATGGCCTTGAAACTGAACCCAGCAGGGATGTTGGCGGTGGTAATGCCAGGGCCAAGCGTGGTGGTAGCGCCGATCATCTGCGGCCCCTCGCACCCATTGATGGCCTTCCCCTTGGTGGCGATCAGGGAAGACTTGCGGCGGTAGGTATCGCTGGTGTTGTAGGTGCCCGTTGTGGACACGCTCACCTCTTCCCAATCGTATTCCCACGCAACTGGCTGCGCGGCGGTGCCGCCGATGGTCGCGGTCTTACCCGCAATGGCCGTGCTGCCAGTAATGCGCGCCATGAACACCACAACCGGCGGCGGTGCGGACTTGGGCCCGCGCTGCCCCTCTCCGTTTATGCGGTTGATGGTGTCCGCAATGGTGCGAACTTGGTTCGGTGACCAGGGGCCAACATTCCCGCGGGTGACACCGTTCACAAACATCAGATGCCCGTTATGCCGATGCCGCTGAAGGCGCTCGTGGTTGGGAACGGCTGCCGGAAGAACACGCATAGCGCGTTGCTCATCTCACCATCCGGCACGGTGGTTGGCGCGCTGCCGCAGGAATCGGTTTTCTTGCCCTTGATCACTTGGCCATCGGGGCCGCGCTTGGCGATCTGCCGCAGGTGGTAGCCATTGTCATAGACAAATGAGTAGACGATTTCATAGGTTGCAGCGCCCACCCGCGTGATGCTGCAACCAGTAAACAGCAGCGTGTCAGTCGGGAATGAGTAGGGGCCAATCGTAAAGCTGGCGCTGTTCCGGTTATTGATGAAGCCAACCGGCGGTGTGGGCCGCCCGGCAACCACATTGCGAACGCTCACCTTTGCAACATTGTTGAAATAGGTGATGGGCTCGCCGCCCGAATCAACCTTGGTGCCGCCGATGTCAGTATCGGCTGGGGTGGACTTGTTCGCGGGTGCGGTTGCGCCAACCCGGTACACATCCACACCCTCGCCACTCAAGCTGTACTCAATGGCGGTGAAACCAACCTCGCGCTCCACCTTGTTATCCGTGGTGGTGGTGCCATTGTCCGCGGTCTGTGAGTCGAAAGTAACGGTGGCCTGCCACACATAGCCGCCATCATCAACCATTGCCAGCGAGAAGCTTGGCTGCGTCACGCGGCCCGAAAAGAATGAACCTTGGTCGGTGATTGCGCCGCCGCTGCCGCCGTATTCGGTGGGGAACAGTTTCGCAATTACGGTGGCGCTGCCAAGGATGTCGCTGGCCGTGAGCGCCTGCGCGGCCGCCTCGGTGATCACATATTGCGCGCTGCCGCTCCACTTGCCGCGCTCAAAGTTGATGGTGGTTCCACCGGCGCGCTGGGCAATGTTTACGGTGATAGGCATTTACACGGCTCCCGTTGCTGCTGCGAGTTTCGCCAGGTGCGTGGCGCTGGCCTGCGTGGCCTTGGCGGTGGCCTCTGCGGGCTTGGCCAGTTTATCCAGCCCGCTCGTGGTGCCAGCCATTTTCACGCTACCAACGGCGCTTTGGATGCTTTCGATGTTGGAAACCGCGGTGGTCTTGGATGCACCGGCTTCGGCTGCCTTGAGTTTCTCATTCAACGCGCGCGCGTTCTCTTGTTCCTGCGCGTCAAGGCCCAACCGATCCATCTTCTTTTGAAACAACTGTTCCTCGGTCATCGTGCGCTCGTCTAGCGCATCCTGCAATTCCTCCATGAAATTGATCACGGATTCCTCGCGGCGCTCCTCGGCGGCGGCGCGCATTTCGGCGCGCTTGGCTGCTTCCTCCTGTGTTTTCAACCGCTTCGCTTCTGCGTCTGCCAGTTCATCGGCAATCATCTTCTCGCGTTCCTGCCGCTGTATTGCCTGATCCTGCGCCGCGCTCGTGGCTTCAAATGCCGCGCGCAGCTTCTCGCGCGCCGCCAAGATTTGCGGCCCGGTGGCGTTTTCTTTCGCCATCTGATCGTTCAACTGCTTCTCAAGTTCCGCCAGGCGCTGCGCTCGCTCCACGCGGGTGCGCTGTTCGTCGCTCACCGCGGCGGCTAGTTCGCGCTGCTTCTCCAAATCGGCAACCATCTTGGAACCCACGGCAAGCATCCGCTCATTTCGCGCGGCATCGTCGCGGCTGGCCTTTTGCCGCGCTTCCATGTCTCCGCTCTCGCTCTGCCCAAGCATCTTTCCGATGGTGCCCACCACCGGGATGCTTTCGAGGGTCTTGGCTAAACCATCGCCGATGGCGTAGGCGATGTTCGCGCCGGTTGTGTTGAAAATCGGATTCTTCAGCGTGTCATCAATGCTCTTTAGCAGCGTGTCCGCAAGCTGGATTCCAAGAAACCCGCCGATGGCTTTCCCCATCGAGTTACTCCAAGACTTCATGCCCTTGGAAATGGCCTTCTCAATACCGCTCACCTTGTCCGTGGTAGCGGATTCCACCTTCTTCCACCCGGCGATGTACTGATCGGATTCAAGCGTGATACGGGTTTTGAACGCTGCGACATTACCCATTGCGCTTTCCTCCAAACATGGCGCGCAACTGCTTCACCGCATCCAGCGGCGCGCCCTTGGGCTTGTCTTCATAGGGCATGAAATCCGCCACCTTGAAAGGTGTGCCGCTGGTGCGGTGGCAGTTCGCTACGGTGCTGGCGATGATCGCGGAACGCAAATCGGCGCGCGTATCACCGAAAGGCTGGATGGCGTTGTATGCGATCCATTCGGTTAGTTCGCGGCTCGACATGGTTTCCTCTAGTTCCGCAACTGTGCGGCCCAACGCAAGCGCCAACTGAAACATGAACCTGCGTAGCGGCCGCTCAATCAGTTTTTTTCGATGGCTTCCTTGTCCTTCGCACCCATGCCCGAAAGACGCGTGGCGATGTCGTACAACTCATCAATGACGGATGCGGGCATGTCCCCAATGGCTTCGATGTCCGCGGCGCTGAACATCGGAGCGTCACCGTCATACGCGCACATGGCCACGAGGCTGGCGCGGATGTTGGTGAGGGTCTTTCCCTTGGCGCTCCAAATCCGCTGCTCCCATTCGTCGCGCTTGCCTGCGGTGAGCCCGCGCATGGTCACAACGCCAACTCCGGGCACCGTCACCTGCTCGGTGGGGACGGTGGCCCGGAGAGCGAGAAACTTGGCTTTCAGGTCGCTCACGGTTTAGTCCACATCCGTGAAGGCAACGCTTCCGGAAATCTTGATGCTGATCGACGCGGTAACCGCCGAATCCATCGCACCCTTCACGCTGAAATCGGTCACAAACCCGATAAACGCGAAGGTTGCACCAAGATTTCCGGTGGTTCCGAAAGTGATCAGCCAGGACTTCAGCGCCGGGCGTGTGGTGGCCGCGGTCACATCCAGTTGGCCCAGCACGGTCACCTGCTGCGCGTCATCGGGATCAAGATTCACCTCAAGCGACACGGTGCCGCTATCGATCAGGCCCGCCGCGTAGGTGCGAAACTGGTTGCCCAGGTTCGAAACATCGATGGTGTTGAGCTTGAGGCCATCAAGGTTTAGCGAAAGGATTTCGCCAACCGCTGCGCTTGGCGCTGAATAAGCGCCGCTGGCAAGTGGGCCAACCTTGAGCGTGGTTCCGAAACTCGTGAATGCGGCCATGTGCGTTTCCTCTCTGTGTTACCCGCCGGGGGTAGTGATGGTGGTGGGTGCAACCGATTGCGCGCGGTAGTAGGCATCGACCGATACCACCGCGATGTGGATTCCCGTTTCCGTGCCTTCTGCGCCCACATCATAAGTTGATGTGATGCCGTTTTCACGGATTTCATGGATGGTTGTGCTGCTTGCCGTACCGGCTGCGCCATGCATTGCGCGGCGCACGATCTCGCCTAGTTCGCGCGCGGCCTTCAGGCTGGCCGCCACGCACTCGATGTTCATTCCCATACGGCGCAGGCAATCGGTGCGGGGGAATGACGGACTCACCGCCTCGTCAGTCTGCACCGTTAGCACGATGGCGGGCAGGGTTCCGGTGTCCTGGCGATACGCGGAAGTGATCCGGGATTCCGGCACCAGCGTTGTCACAGCGGTGTTCTGAACCAAGCCCTGGCGGATGGCTGCGATGATGGTGCTACTCATTTCACCCCATTCCGCGCCGCGGCTTTGGCCGCTAGGCGCTCAAAGACTTCGGGCAACTTTCGATTCAATTGGCTTTCGGCCGTGTACCGAAACCGCTTCAGGATCGAAAACGCCCCGTTGAACCCGCGGTAGGAACGCTTCGAATGGCGGCCGGACTCCATCAGGAACATGCCGGGGCCCCACGCCTTCAAGCGCAGCAGGTAGCCCACGCCGCGCTTCAGCTTGGCCACCTTGAAGCCCCACCCATCCTTGCCATCGCGCACAAGGGCTTGAATGGCAAGGTTTCGGGTAAAGCCCACGGGGAGTCCCTGCTTTCGATTCTTGTTCCACCAGCGGTGTTGCAATGCGCGTTGCAGGCTCTCGCCATCATGCTTGCCGGTGAGGGAATCGAAGTACTGGAGCAACGCCATTTGGGTTGGCTCGCCCATCTCCTGCAACACCTTGAGGACGGTGTCATCCAGTTCGCGGCCGGTCATCGCAAGGATGGTTTTCCGGAACTCCGGCATCCCTTCCACAATCAGGCGTTGGCGCGCGCTTGGCATTACTGGACGATCTCCGTAGCCATGCAATCAAGGAACTCTCGGCGCTCGCGCCAATCGGTCACGGTCACGATTTCCCACACCCGACGCGTCATCCCGCCCTCGGTCGATACGGTTTGCAACTGGCTGCGGTGGCTCACATTTGGATTCCACCGCAGGCGGATTCGATGCGTCACCACCTGGTCAAGTTGCTTGTGGTTCATGCGCTCGCTGGGGGTCGCGTCGCTGATCTCGGCAAACAGGATGGTTCCCGTGCCCGCCGCGTTCACCGTGCGGATCGGCTGCCCGTAGGTATCCAGCGCGGTAGTGGCCCCCAGCAGCTCGAGCGCCACGCGCATGTTGCCGGGGTTCACCAGTAGCCCCCGTCCTGATACTGCACGATCAACCGGCGCACGGTCATCGGGATTTCAACAGGTGCCGCAGCCATCGCCACGCTCGCGCGATTGTCGTACATGTGGCTGCATTGCAGCAGGCACGCGTGTACCAGGGCGCGGGGGATGTTCGCGGCCGCCGCACCATAGCCCGCCGTGAATGCCACGGACACATCAAGCGCCCCCTCACCAAGCGTGCTGGGCCACGATTGCGAACCCTTCAGGATCACCCGCCCAATGCCGTTGACGCTGAACGCGTTGTAGGCGCTCGCGGAAAGCGTTTGGGTGGCCCCGGCTGCGTCGGTGTAGGTGATGCTGGAAACCGAAATGAATGGCGAACGCGGCAACACGATTTCGCCATCGGTGGGGAACGCTTCCAGCGAATAGGTGAACGAACGCGTGATCAGCGCCCGCCGCGTTTCGTTTTCGATCACCTGCGTGGCGGCGAGAACCATATCGGCTAGCGCCGTGTCATCTTGGGTATGGAAGATGCGCCCGAAAACTTTGAAATCGGCCACGCTGATTGCCGTGGTGACTGCGCCGGT